TACTAGGGGATGCGAATACTATATTATGCAGATTCCTAATATTAATACCAGTACTGAAAGTACCCAAACTAGCAACAATAATTGCATTCTTTTGTTTCTCCACGATACCACGAATCTGTTCACGATCAGCGGCATCCACTTCTCCAGACACATAGAATATCTTTCGACCTTCCTCTGCTTTATCTCTCATCATATCAAAGAGAATCTTACCATGTTTCTCTACGAACTGGAAGAGAACCAGAGTGTTACCTTTCTGGTCTAACGCAAGGTTGGTAATCAACTTGTTGCGTTTCTCATGGGTAACTATATAGTCCATCTCTTCTTGGTATGTCTTACCCTGCATCATATGACACACGTCATTATGATAACGCAGTAACAGGACAGATATGTCTAGTTGTGCAAGTGTTCCCTGTACCTGTAGGTCACGTGTTGCGGTCACTCGTTTAGTCGGCCCGAACAGACCTTCGAGTACAAGTTTGTTTGTCTCTGTACCATCTAGTGTACCTGTCGTACCAAACCTGTACGCAGCATTTGAACACTTGTTCATAATACCAGACAGAGACTTCGCCTTGAATAGATGTACCTCGTCACCGAACACACAACCAAACTGTTCGAACCATTCCTTCGGAAACTTGTAGATGGACTGCCATGTAGAGATTATGATCTGTTTGTCGGTCACCTTCTCTTTACCCGAATATATCTTGTGACATAGATCGGGGTCAAACCCATAGTCCTCGAAATCCTTATGCATCTGTTCTACCAGACTTGTTGTAGGAACAACAATGAGAATCTTCTCATTAAAGTTTTCCATATACCAACGCATCAGATTGTAGATAATAAATGACTTACCCGAACCTGTGGGTGACAATAGGATTGCACGTTTCTCTTTGATGCCGTGGGTTACCGCATCATACTGGTAATCACGTAAAGGAAAAGGTAGGTCTAGTTCACTCTGGAATTTAATAAGGTTTTGATGTTGGACATGGTTCTTATTTTCGGGATGACCATACTCATCATTGTCGATCAACTCAATAGGATACATTCTATCTGCACAGAACTTCTTCAGATGTGCGTAAAGTCCCACATTGAGTTCACGAGTAATCTGATTATGGCCAGGCACATAGAACGAGAAGTACTCACGTAACTCTGGTATCTGATGCGCCTCTGCATCAATTGTCATCATCGCATGGTCTTTCAGACCGACACGTATAGTGTTAGGTAAACTCACAAATTATTGTCCCGCTTCAAACGAACGCCATCTAATCATATTTCCGATAGTCTGATGTCTCCAATTGAGATTGTTGACTATCTCTGTAAGTGTATCTATAATTGTTTTAAGATACTGAATCTTCATCTCAGAGTCTTGAATCTCTTTGTCGGAGTCGTAGTAGTACTCCTTGAAGTTCTTGGTGGTTGCACTGAGACCCTCATAGGGGTCATACGCCCACCCACGAGATTCGATGTCTTCTTGAGACATCTTACCTTCGTAGTAGAGGTACTTCTCTTTGAGTAGAATCTTCTGTTTGAACTCCGCCTGTTTGAGACGGAGTTTTGTCAATGAAAGGTACTCAAGGTACTTTGCGTGAAGGGCGGGTGTCACCCTTGAGGTTTCGTCCAATTGATGTTTCGCAATTTCGGAGTCTTCTTTCCACTCCGCAAGAATGCTTTCCAAATCAATCATAATATAATCTCCATAATGTAAAGGTATATAGGGTTAAGTTATCTCGAACTGTGAGAACCTAAATGAGGCGTCAAACGTCACGTAGGATACATCTCCCTGTGTTGAGGCGAACTCAATGTTACCAAGTGATATAGGCATACAATCCTTATACTTGATCTTTTGAGTTGTGTTGTTGTGACTAGACAATACGTGTAGTGTAATGTCAGAGTATGTCGGTATCTTGGTCATTCTCTCTGATTGTGATACTTGACCATCATTCACTATACGAGTCAACCAATCATACATCTCTTTATAGGATGAAAGGTTTTCGTCTAGGATGATAGAGAATGATACTTCGGTGAAGGTTATCTTGTCACCCGCCAAAGGTACTGACGTGATTCTTCGAATAGGTAACTCTACAGGATTGACAGATGCGCCTGGATGTGATACAGACTGGACAAAGTATTCCAAGTTGGGATACCTTGCCCTGTCGATGACTACCTTAAACCCTGTGGGTTGTAAGTAGTTTAGATTGGTTGTGATTTCCGCATCAGAAATCTGAACTTTACTGTCTACTGGCATAATGACCTCTTATAATATACTTCTATTTATAAGAGATTTAATGTACAGTTTCCTGTTCACGTATTTTTTCTGCGAGTTGTTTGACGACACCCGCCCAGTAGTTTTTCGCCCACTCGGTTTGTGAACGTGCCAATGCATCATTCGCATTGGCGATTAATCTGTGATAATCATACATCTACTATTCTCCCCTTTCCGACCCAGATGATTTCTTCGAACTTCTCTTCGTAGGTCTTACCATCTACAGTGAATCCAACTTCGTGTAACTGTTTCAATACGAACTTAACTGCTTCCTTTGCGGTCTCAAAAGAATACCACTTTAGACACTCACGACCTTGATTTGCAAGTCTTACTTCATACATCATGTTACTCTCCTTTATTTAGTTTGTTGCCATAGTAATCATGTGTACCAGCTTCATGATTCTTACGTCTTTCTTTCATCTCTTTCATTGCAGCTAAAGAACCTAACACTCCAAAGAAACATAACCAACAAGCAATAAAAACAACTATAAACTCTACCATTACGCAACCTCCTTATGTGATACGTGGTATTCTGAACGATCGCCTTTAGGCATCATGACGAACGACTCCTTACTACCCTCTCTGAGAGGTAACTCCCTCTCAGCAACAAAGTTGCCATAGAAGTTACGAGTGATGAAGTACGGAGACTCCCACTCTTCCCACGGAGTCTCGTCACGGTCTAAGACAGACCAGTCAAGAAGATACTCCTCGAACGATTCGTTCTTGTCCTCAATCAGAGGACGAACCGCCTTCACAAGAGACTTGGCGTCATCTTGCGAGTGGTCGAAGTCAAGCACATAGGTGCTACCACCTTTGTACTTCCAGTGTTGAGGACACGCCCCAACTCCATCCCAATTGTGGGCGCCATAGTTTTCACGAACTTGGGTCTCAATTACTAAACGAAGTCTTGCCATAATTAATTTCTCTCTTTTCTCATTCTCAATACAAGTATTATACACTATTAAACAGGGTTTGTCTAATACTTTTTTGTTATAAGGAAGACACTTTTAAGAACTTTCTTCGTGCCTTAGACCATTGTTTCTTAGGTTTATTAAACATGATCTCTTCAGTAGTATTCTGTTTGATGTAACCAGCAAGGTGTCCCTTCTGGTCAACGATGTATGTGTGATTGGGAATGTTATGGTCACCCCAATCGGTGACCTCTTGTAAGTATTCCATTATGATCTCTTCTTACGTGGTTTGAAACCAAGGGTTTCCATCGCAGCGACTGGAGAACCATTAACCTCGTAACCATACTTCTCAGAGTAGAATTTGTTTCTGTGGTCAGACAGTTCAATATACTGTTCAACAGTCGCATTCTTCACAAGGAAGTTGACCCACGACTTCCAAGGTTTTGAACCATACTTGAATCGTGCGATGAACGTGCGTTCTGGCATACCATGCCAAGATGGGTGACAGTTCGGAGATACTTCCTCCATAGTGCGTGAACCTTCAAACTCACCTTGGTACATAAGGTACATACCATCCCAACTGAACTTCTCTTTATCAAATCTAGTCATAATCTTCTCTCTTCTCATTATCAATACAAGTATTATACATGATGAAACATGTTTTGTCAACACTTATTTTCATATAAATAAAGGGGTAATTTAGATAAAAGGTATAAATAACACTATGAGTAACGAACTATTCGATTTTGGGTTTACCCTAGTAGATGAGAACGAACTGGAGGTTGTGCAACAGGCGCAAGCAACAGTCACGTCTGCATCATCGTCCGTAGAAGAAACCCAAGCAAAACTAGACA